TGACGCGAGACAGCTGTATGAGTTTATTACTGGCTCTGAGGTGCAGCAGGTAGGGTTCTGCCTACATGACACCCTCGAGGCAGGTGCAAGTCCTGATGGACTGATAGGCGAGGACGGGGGATTAGAGATTAAATGCCCCGCTCCTGCCACACACGTTGAGTACCTGAGGGGGGACAAACTCCCCTCCAAGTACAAGCAGCAGGTCATGGGTTGTCTATGGATAACCGGACGGGAGTGGTGGGATTTTATGTCCTACCATCCCAACATGAAACCTCTGATCGTTCGTGTAGAGCGAGACGAGGATTACATTGCAGAGTTAGAAGCATGTGTTTCTAAAGCTGTGAAACTGATCGAAGAGAATGTAGAAAAATTTTTCCAATAGGAGGACTTATGGATTACGACAATACTAACCGTGGTGTGCTGTTCAAGCAGACTGATAAGACTAACGAGAAAGCGCCTGATTACAAAGGTAATTTCAACTACAAGGGTTCTGAGTTCAAGATTGCAGGTTGGATTAAAATGTCCAAGGCAGGCAATCCTTTCCTTAGCATCTCAGTGGATGACTTCGTTCCTCAAGAGAAGCAAGAAACAGTATCAAGCGAAGATATTCCTTTTTAGTTTGACGGGGGCGCAAGCCCCCTTTTTAGGAGAAGTTAATGCACACGGGGAATTGTATTAAGAAAGCCCACGAGAAGACTGGGATACTTCGTAAGACCGTGGCTGATGCTATAGGTATGAGCCATGCTAACTATTCTCACCTACTCTCGCGGCAGAATGTTTTAGTGTCTACATTTAGAAATGTTTGCGAGCAGCTAGGCATGACTATGGATGAGGTGGCAAAACTTGGATAGTCCTATAGATCAAGGAGAGTTTTGGGTCGTCAACAATAGGCATAGCTTGGATATGTTCAAGAAGCATATAGAGCATCTGTACGACACGAAGGGCTATGTGACTTTGAAGTGGAAGGTAGGAAAGACTAGAACCCACAAACAGAACAATGCACTGCATGTCTACTGCCGTATGTTATCAGAGGCTTTGAATGACGCAGGGTATGACATGAAGAAAACCCTTAAGCAAGAGGCAGAGATTCCTTGGACTACAGAATTAGTTAAACAGTACCTATGGAAACCTGTGCAAGAAGCGGTAACTGGCACAGACTCAACCTCTACCGTGGGGACAGAAGATTACGACAAGGTGCATCAGGTTCTAAGCAAGCACCTGAGCGAGAAGTTTAATGTCTACATACCGTTTCCCGCGAGGTGAATCATGGTTGCCTTCGATAACTTGGAAGACGCTCTCGAAGAGGCTGTGTTCTGCGCTAATGATGAGAAGCGCAAGTACATTGTTAGGGAGAAGCATGGCAAGTTCTACGCCTTGCCCAAGTACCGTAAGGGTGTACGAAGATATAAGCACATTGAGGTAGGCTTTAAGAGCGAGGTGAGAGATGCTTGAGATAGCCTGTTTACTACCACAGGGAGGAAGTTAATCCTTATTGGGTTGACGGCCTTGGCACTAGACGGCAGATAGGTCGTCATATCTTTTATCGGGAGTAACCATGAGTACAGACATGATGGAAGTGATACACAAAGCCATTGATGAATTACAAATTGGCTTGGATAAAATTGAAGACAAACAAGTAAAGGAGACATACAATGCTTTAGTGGCTTTACAGATAGAGCTGCACAGGAAGTACACTTCACACTACACGAAGAGGCTCGGCCTTTATGGCAGTAAATAGCGAAGGCGATTATGACATGCCGATGGATGTAGCAGCGGCTAGGAAGACCTACCCTGTTACGAATAGAAAGTTTAGCGAGGCTCTTATCAAGCTGCGCTATGACCGGATGGATAGAGAGACTCAAATCAGGGCTGAGAAAACCCTACTCTCTCTCAAGGATGGGCGGTATTGGAAATGACTAGAGCCGTGAAGCGCAGGGTCAAAAGGAAATCTAAACCCAAGACCAAGACTTCCGCTCAGTTAAAACAAGAGTGCTACAAAGCTGTACAAAAATTAGCCAGATTGGCAGCATCGGACGATAACGGATACTGCTCCTGTGTGTCCTGCGGAGTGACTAAGCATTATAAAGACATGCAAGGCGGTCATTTCATCCCGAAAGGCAACTCTTCTTACTGGTCTTTAGAGATAGAAAACGTCCACCCTCAGTGTCCTGCTTGTAATATGTGGGGCATGAAGCATGGGTCTGCTGCTCAAGAGTACACCCTGTTCATGGAGGATATGTACGGCAGGGACTTTGTTGAGGAGATGATTGCCAAGAAGTCTACTCCTATCAAGAGATACAAAGCAGACTACGAGGAAATCCTTGCGGAGTTTCTTAAGCTAATTGAGTACCACGAGAAGAGGGTCGCATGAATTTTTACAAATCTCTACAGGTCTTCGCTAGGACGCACGGCAATGCCCGAAAGGATTTGCATAACCCCATTGAAGAGCAACCTGCTCTCGTAAAAGACCAAGACCCTATGGGTATGATGGGAGAAATGTACTTAGCTTTATTGCTCGGCCATTCTGTTGATTTAGAGCAAAAAATAAATGGTGATGGGGGGTTTGATTTTACAATCCCTTTAAACTTTACCATTGATGTAAAGACTACAGACAAAACATCAAGAGCAAACAATCTTCTGGTTGAGCAAGGAAAGGTTCGAGCAGACATTTATGTGGCAGCAATGCACGAAAATGGCATGATAGATTTTGTTGGATGGGCTATGAGGTCGGAAGTTCTTGCTGCGCCAACAAAAGATTTTGGCAGGGGTTTGACGAATCACTATATAGACTTGAGCCATTTACGTCCAATGAATGACCTTTATAAAAGGAGGTGTAGATGAAGACTATAGAAATCTACCCTGTATCCGTGGAGGAGGTCAGCGATTGGTTGGTTGACGCGCTGTACGAAGCGGAGGGGCATGACAAGAACGTCATAGGCTCAATAGGGATTATGCTAGAGGACTACAGCGGGTTTATTCATAGCCATCCCAAGCTGAAAGCAAAGTTTATGGAATACTTAGAACTATCAGAACTGCAAGATGAGGCAATACATTGAACAGATTAATTAAACTTTGCTCCGAGTGGAGTGAGACGCGAGGGATACTAAAGTACAGCAGCGTACAGGCTCAGGGATTAAAGCTAGTCTCAGAGGTTGGGGAGTTGTCTGACAACATCGCGAAAGGAAGAGATGTAAAGGATGACATTGGCGACTGCTTGGTGGTTTTAAATAACTTAGCCCTGATGCACGAGACTACCCTGGCGGAGTGTTTACAGGTAGCCTATGACGACATCAAAGACCGCAAGGGTAAGATGCAGCCTAACGGTGTGTTTATTAAAGAGAGTGACGTATGAAGTCTACAGACCATCAAGTAGGTGGCGACCACTACAAGAAACTAAAGATACAGCCTGTGGAATATATCCTAGCTAACCAACTGGGGTTCTGTGAGGGGGCTATTGTTAAGTACATCTCTCGATGGAGGGACAAGGGAGGAGTCGAGGATTTAAGAAAGATCAAGCAGTTCTGCGAGTTCTTGATTGAGGAGGAGCTAAAAAGAAAGCCCCTCCCCACTATGGAGGAGAGGCGTTTGCCGAGGAGTTAGTCTTTATCTTTTTGTTTAGCCTCTCTTTCAAGGAACTCCTCTGCTCCTCCAAAGAATATATTGTATATTGTTCGTCCTGCAACAGGGATATTTCTTAGCCATTTTACAGGAAGCTCTTCTCCCTCAATCAATGCTTTATTAAAAGACATGATGTCTTTAGAGATATTGCTAAACACAGAAAGAGGAGGGGCAACCGCATCTGTAGCAAGACCGACAATATCTTTCTCTTGCCATCTGTTTTCAACTGCATACCTTGATAACAATACAGAGTTCAGCAAAGAATCATAGAAATGATCTGGCACTCGGTCAGGGTCAAAGCCTTTCCCGTCTTCCCAGTTTTTAACTTCTTTGATTGTTGCGTTGCCTCCATTTACTAACGCCATGTAGGTTGCAAGTTTCCTTCCTGCGCCAAGATAGTTGCCTTTATTTATTTCTTTGCCGATGTCATTTTTTAACGTAAACAAATGCCTAAGCGCATAGGTTTTTAGCATATAAAAAATCCCATAATTAGGATTCATAAGTGCCACTTTTGATTTTTGAGTCGGGGTTAAAGGCTGCATCTTTACAATCTCAGTAAAGTTTACAAGCTTTGCATCAGGCGTAATAACTCCTGCGTTTAGGTCGCGGATATAGTTATCAAATCTAGCGCCAAGATAATCACCGTACTCTTCGCGTAACTCTTTTACTCCCTTCTCTGTTTTGGCTAAAGCTTTGTGTTTGTTGTACGCAGATTGCAAAGAAACATTTTTACCAAAACGATCTATAGCTCTAAAGAAAGACAAAGCAAAGGTCTTGTCTAGCCATGCAGCAGTTCTTCCTGCTCCGGTAAATTCTGTAGAGATAATCTTTGCTAACCCAAGTTGATCTACATCTATATCAGAGCGACCAGTAACCACTTGAGCGATAGACTTAAGGGATGCTTTAGCTCCATATCTGTATGGGTTGGTAAATAAATCTCCAAGCTGTGTGGTGGCTGAACGAAAGTTAGCAAGCAACAATATGTTTGAACTGTTTCGGATGGCTTGTAAATTTGCATTCATGCTTTTTTTGCCGCCAACAAACCTCGCTTCCAGTAAGCCTCTAAGACTTTCTGCGGTTTCTGTGTCTATTTCTCCGCTTCCAACTTTCTTGGAAATAAGCTGAGCAATACTTTCGTTGCGATCAACATCATCAAGGTCTACAACTTTTGTGCCAAGCCTGCTCCATAATTTTGCGTTTTCTATATTCTCAGCCATCTCGCGAACATACTGCCCCAATGTCTGAGTAGATTTTTTGTAATACGGAATCATGTCTCTGTTTACTTGAGTTATTTTTCGCTTCTTAAACTGACGTACGTTTCCTTTGTTTTTCCCGCCTTTTGCTTGGTAGCGAACTCCTTCAAAGTAATCTAGTGCCACCTTAGACATCTCATCCTGAGACAGCTCTGACCTAGAAGCAAAGCCAAGAGACTTGGCTTTTATGTCATACATTTTTCCTAGCTCTGAAGGAGCTTCTTTACCAAAGTATTTTGACAACCCATCTATATCGGCAACAGATCGAGGGAAGAAAAACTCGCGCAAAGTTACCTTTTCTCCGCGCAACTCACTCCATTCTGAACCAATTTCTTTGAGAGTCTCATCAACGCTGTCAAATATCTCGTCAACAGTTCTTGCCTGCGTTCCTGTAAGGTTTAATTTTACAGACTCAACACCATTTTCTTTCAACAGTCTTCGCGGAAGTGTTGTGTCAAACTCATAGTTCAGCAAAGATTCTTCAAACTGAATCTTTAACTCCTCGCTAGGTAGTGCTGCGTCAAGTTTTTCAAAGCCTTCTATTGAGTCTTGATAGCGAGCTGTACGTTGCAATAAATTTAAGTCGTACTCGTTTACTTCCTTAAGAACAGGTCTGCTAATAGAGCCAATTCTATCGTCAATAGGAGCAAGTATGTCGCTTGCCGCCCCCATTACCCTGCCTATCCTTGTTTGCTTCTGGTAAGACTTAAGAGTTTTAGCTATCTCTGGGTGCTGCACTTCAAACGGAACAGTTTTGTCCTCAATAACCTTTTTCAAATCTTTGGGTTTTATTTTAATTCTTTCTGCTGCTGCAAGAAGAATGTTTGCATCTGGCTGCAAGCCTCCTTCTGCTTGAATCTCAAGCATTTGGTTGTTGAGTTCTTCAGCTTTCTCGTTTGCTTTTTTAACCTGACTTTCTGTTTTAGGTTTTTTGCGGTTTGTTGTAATGCTTTTGTGTAAAGGAAATAATTTTTTTGCGGCGACAGATACGCCTGCGCCAAGAACAGCGCCTCCTGCCGCTGTAGCCGCAGCCATAGCAGTATCTATTTCTCCGTCTTCTAATAAGCCCCGAGAAACTTCATACGCCCCACCATACAAAGCTCCTAAAGCAGATATGCTTTTTATAGTTCTTCCCGCGGGGAGTATTAATGATGGGTCTGCAACACCCTTAAAGAAAGCTCCTACCCACCCTGAAACACCTGTATCGCCTCCTTCTTCAGCAAGCCTGTGAAGCTCGGGATAGTCTTCGCGAAGCATCTCATCCTTAAACTCTAGGATTCTTTGCCTGCGCTCATCTACGGGCATGCTACCCCACCCCTCGCCAAACAACTCTGTAGGGCTTGCCCATAATCCATACTTCTCGCTGCCTGCAAACATGCCAATAGGGCTTGCTGACGCAGCTAAAGCTAAGACATTTGTGGTGAGGTTGCCTGATTTTGAAAACTCATAAGCAAACCTTTCCATCGCGGAGAAATCTTCAATACCTCTTTCAGATGCTAGAGGTAAATCTAATAAACTGCGAGCAGGGTCAGGAGCTTCTGCTTGAGTCTGTGTAGTAGGCTGTATTCCTTGAGAGGCAGCAACAAACTCAATGATCTGAGCGTCTGGAGTGCCTTCAGGATGTTCAACATCTACTACTCCATTTGGAGTTTCTACTTGAGTAATAGGCATTTACTTTCCTAGTCTGAGACTTTGTATCGGTTAAGCTTTTGCTCTACGTCTTTTAACTGAGACTGAACTGCCGAAATGCGCTCTTCTTTATTGGGAGCAGCATAGCTTTTTAAGCCCTTCAAATATCTTAGTTCGTTTTTAAGTTGCTCTTGTCTTTTTTCTAGCTGACGAGAAAAGTTGCGTTTAACTATGTTGAGCCTATAAGGGCTAACAATACCTTCGCGAACTCTTTCTTCTTCCATTTGTATTTGTCTAGTAAATGCCTCGTCATATCCTACAGCGGGTGAGCCAAGCCGCATATCTGAGACAGGCTGAGCTGTTGTGTTTATACCTACATTAAATGGATTAGGCACAGAATCCTGAGCAGGAGGGATAGGCATGCCTCCTTGCGCTTGAGTTGAAGGAGTAACATCTCTGCTTGGCAAAATTCTTAAGTCTGGATACCGTGAAAAAATGTTATCAGACAAAGGTTGAGGGTCGGTGCTTGTTCCTGTGTTTTGTTCTGCCGGATTAAGAGGAGGATTTCCTCCACTACCAATAGACTGTTGCGCTAAATTTATATATTGCTGAGGAATTATTCCTCTAGCTAATGCGTCAGGATTTTCTCTCGCTAACTGAGTGATAATGGTATTAACTTGAGGTAAAGGAATTTTTTTGCTGTATCTCAAAGTGTGCATTACGTCAGAAAGCTCTTCGATCGTAATAGCAGCAGGATCATCTTCGCCCAAAAAATTACTTTCTCCTTCAACTAAAGATTTTAGTGTTGGGTTGTTATTTATTGCAGGAGCGTACTGATTATCTATCTCTGACTCAGTTAGTTTTGGCACTTCCGGAAGCTTGGTAGGCTCTGGCTGATCTTTAGCGGGATTCATTATTACAATGTTGCTTGGGTTTGTAGTATCAACAGCAACCCTCATATTTACAGTCTTGCCATCCTTTCCAACAAACTGCTGAGTATCAAAACTCCACTCAGTTTGAGAGGGAGTAATTAAGCTTTCCAGTCCTTGTGTTGACATAGCTCCGCTACGAATAAAATCAGACAGCTCTCTAGTCGAAGGATTTTCGGCATAAGCATCAGCTAAGTTTTCTTCTAGCTCTTTTCTTGCGGCTCTAGCTTCTTGCTCGATATTTCTACGAGTTTCTTCATCTTCAATAGTGCCTTGCAATCTTTGTGTTGTGAGTGCAAGTTGATCGCGCTGCATTGCTGCTGTAGTCATTCTGTCAATAAAAGACCCAGTCTCCAATGCGAGAGCTGCTCTAGCTCTTTCATCTGCCTCGTCTTCTCGTTTCATTTTTCTTTCGCGATCTTCTAACTCTCGTGTTAGTTCGGTAGCAGATTGCCTTAATGCAGCCGCGCGAACAGGATCAATAGACTGAATAGCCTGAGCTGCTTGCATTAAGCCTTGAGGAGTAGAGGTGTCTATTTGGCCTAGCTGCTCTGCAAGCTTCTCACCCGTAGTCCTTGGGTCAATACCAATCATAGGCTGCACTGCACGGCGGAGGTCTTCACTACGCTGAACACCAAGTTGACCTGCTACCTGAGCAAGAGGGGCTAACGCTGCTGCACGACCACGAAGACCTGATGCAAGGAGTTGACCTTGCGCCATGCCTTGTTGAAGTAGTTTCTGTTGACGCTGTTCAGGAGTATCAATGATGTCCGCGAACAGGCTTTGTACGTCTATAGCCATTGTTTAACTCCTAATATTCCTGATTGGCAATTTGCTTTAACACCGCCTCAACGTCAGGCTTTTGATTTGCCTGCTCGCCCTTCAACAAATCAAACAGTCCTTGGAACTGCTGTTGACGTAGAGCGTTGGCTAGTGAGAAATAAGCCAACTGAGCCTCAAGACCCGTTTCTCCAAGCTGCGCGCCTAAAGTTGCACCCGTAGACTGTAGTGCTGAGCGGATTCGTGCAGCATCTAAAGAAGGGCTAAGTGCTTCGAGCGCTTTGTCTTGCGGCAAATAAGAAGCAAGCAAGCCTTGTAGGCCAAGATCGCCAAACAAGCCTAACCTTTCACGAGTTTCACCAAGACCCGCGAGAATTTGCTCTGAATTTAGTGCTTGCTCAAGTCTTGCCTGTGTAATTGCATCAACAGATGCTCCTGCTTTTGCTTCCTCTACTGCTTTTGCTCGCGCTAACTGTTCAGGTGTACCGCCATACATTGCGGTGTTTACTCCAAGCCTGCCTTGATTAAACAGCCTTTCCTCAAGAGCTAAAGCCTCTCTTTGCTCTTCGGGTGTTTGAGTAGCTCGAATACGGTCATAAAGCTCTTGCTCGCGAGTAGCTCGTTGAGCAGGGTCTTGAGTAAGCATGCCGATAATATTAGCTTGCTCTTCAGCTCTTGCTTCAGGACTACCTAGTGTATCAAATGCGCTCTTAGTAAAGCCTGACAACTGTTCTTGTAAAGCTATTTGCTCAGGAGTTAACCCTAAAGAAACGTCACCCGTTTTTCCTACAGTGCTAGTAGCTGTAGGAGTTGTTACAGTAAAACCCTTAAACTCTGTATCCCTTTCAGCCTGACCAATTAACCCTCCTTCAGGCGATTGATAGTTTTTACCAAAGATTGTAGAGAAGTCTTTCTCACCCGCCGCTTCAATATCTTTGATGATTTTGTTTTGAGCAGCAGCACCGCCAATTCCGGAGATTAAACCTCCTAAAGAACTGCCCGGAATTCCTTTAAGAAAATCTAAAATATCGTCACCCATTAGTATGTACCTCCATCAATCGTGCCAACGGTGAAAGTACCACTCACTGTTAGGTCTGCCATTGTAGTTGAGCCTGTGAAAGTAGGACTCGCAGCGTCAGACTTCGTGGCTACGGCTACCTGAATCGCATCAAATTCAGCCCCAACCTCTGAGCCTTTGATTACTTTGGCAGGGTTACCGCTAACCAAAGCGTCCTTGGCTGCGAAGTTAGTTAGTTTAGTATAGTTCGACATTACACTATCCTTCCCATAAGGGCTTGAATATTGATTTCTTGTAAGGCGATGGACTTCCCATCAACCGTTGTTTCTACGCCCACAGCCACGACTGTACCCTGACCGGAGGCGTTGATCTTCTTGCGTTTAATCAACGCGATAGAGGATGAATACTCAGCCTCTGTGTTGAACTCTGAGATGTTGTATTGTCCCACGTTTGACTGCGGTAAAGTGTAGGCTTGCTTCCTGTAGTTACCTGAATAGTCATACGCCCAATTCAATACGACCGTAGCCTCAGCTCCGTCAAAGGTAGTGAGGTTTATTTTCTTGAGGAACTTGAGGTTCGAGGTATTACCAAAGCTCAAGGGATGGCTGAAGTAACTCAAGAGGTATCCGGTGTTGTTGTCGGAATACCCTTTATACTCTGCTATTCCGTCCTGAACGCCAAAGTACAGCTTCTCAGAAGATGTCTCCGCGAAGCACAAGGGGTTCATATGACTCCAAGTAGTCGACCTGAAACTCCCATCCTGTAGCGGGAAACGTGTGTCAAAGGCATACACTACACCCAATTGTGGGAAGTTTAGTAACACAAACGCCTGCTGTGGCGAGTAGTGCATACTGATATTCCCTGTCTCTGCCGCGAAGAGAGACTTAATATCGTTGTTGACGTTCTTGGATATATCTCCAATAGGGGCTGACTTCTCTTGGATAGTCCTTGAGAGGCTACGCACACCTGAGTCATCGAGGAAGATTAAGTCTTTACCTGTACTGACTACAGCGTCTCTGCCTACACAACCAATGTTAGAAACAGTGTCTGACAACGTCATGTTAGCAGGGCTGCCTGCGCCTTCGTAGACTAGAATGGAGTGGCGACCGAAGATGATCAGGAATCCATTGTGTGCCGCAAGAGCGGTGATAGTGTCATACCCTGTAGGCCAAAAGTTAGTGATGTCTAAAGACCCTGTTGAGCCTCCTGACCAATGAGTGCCGTCTAACAGGTCTGACCAATAGATCGTAGACTTATCATCATCAAAGTCTGCTGCCCACATGCGACCAAACGCAGCAATAGCTACATGCCCTTCAGGAGGTGTGCCTGAAGAGTGAGGATGATCAGACATAGCAACTAAAGCGCCTGTGTGGTCTGCGTACACCAAAGGCTCATGTCCACGTTGGAAGAAGTACATATGGTCATTGAAGTTGACCATCTTCCAATTGCTTTCTGTAATGGTGTAGGCCGCAGGAGTCTCGTCCACCATCGTGGTAGTGCCTGAGAATATCTTGTTGTTGCCTGCGGAGAAAAACGTAATGTCTCCATCCTGAGCAACAAACTCACCCATAGACTCTATGCCGTCAGACGACCCTAGAAGGTCGTTGCCATTCAGGATTTCATAACCCTTCCTCGCGGCAACACGACCTTCCTTATCAATGACACAGTTGTCCGCGACCGCAGAGAAACTTGCGTCCTGCGCCAAGGGTGCGTCTTGGGTGTTTATCCCCGCGAATCCCGGTGCAGTAATGGTAATGCTTTGTAGCTGTTGAGCCATCTAAACCACCATAAATGTTGTTTCGTCAGGGTAACGGTTAGCGTCAATAGCTATCGCGTCAGATAAGGCCGTAGAAGCAATAGCGAACTGCTCTGCTGCTGACTGACCTCCCGTCTCTCCTCTCTCCCTCAGAGCCATAGCGAAGGCCATTTGGACTACAGGGTTGTGAGGTACGTTGATCTTTGTAGCGTCTGCCGTAATCAAGCCTTGAGGTTTAGCCATGTCAAACCGCAGGTTGTATATACCGTCAGGCTGTGGGTAGACCTTAACCTTGAGGTCGTCATTCGCATCTACTCCCGTGATGGTGTAGGTAGACGGCGAACCCGAGGTAACGTCTTGATTGAAGTATACATTATTAAAGAATGACTTGGTTTCTAGCTTCATCATCCTATTAGCTGAGTCGTTGATTACATCCTTCAGCACGGCCTCTTGGCCTGAGCCTGTTAGTGAATACTCCGCTGTGCCATTAACAGTATCAAAGGTCACTGTGTCGCGAAGGGCTGACCAATTAAAAGAGTTTTCTACTATCCTCTTTGCGTCATTAACAAAGTCTCCGACCAATGCGGAGTAGTCAGACTCAAGGGCTGTGTCTACTTGGTCTTCTCGTAACCGCCGAAGCACACTGTTAATAGCTTCTAAATATGTCATCGTCTGCCTCCTGCGGCACGAAGGAATCTTTCAAACATTCCCTGCTGTACGTTATCAAGCTCTGTAAACTGAGGCTCGAATAAAATTGATTCTGTTAACGGAGCGCCTTGAATAGCAGTAAATAATCCTATAACTCCGTCTTTGCCGTCTTTCCCATCGCGACCGTCTCTTCCGTCTAGACCATCACGACCGTCATTACCATCTCTTCCGTCATTGCCGTCTAGGCCATCATCACCATCACGGCCATCTAATCCATCACGACCGTCTAGGCCATCTAATCCATCACGACCGTCTAGGCCATCTAATCCATCACGACCGTCTAGGCCATCCTTGCCATCATCACCATCCTTGCCATCATCGCCATCATCACCATCATCGCCATCATCGCCATCATCACCGTCATCACCTTTGTCCCCTTTGTCCCCTTTGTCCCCTTTGTCCCCTTTGTCTCCTACAATAATTGATTTGTCGCCATCATCACCGCCATCATCACCGTCATCATCTACAATTGTGTCATCTACAATTGTGTCATCTACAATTGTGTCATCTTCAGCTTCATCATCTTCATCATCAGAATTGTCATCGCCGTTAGTAATAACAGCTTTATCATCACCGTTTGTAACCACCGTATCGCCATCTGTTTGAAATGGCCCATAAATCTTAGAGTTGATTACAGCATCAACTAAGCTGCCTCCGGTAATAGTGATGTTTAACAAATCACCTGTAGAGCCTGTGTCTTTAGTGTCGTCTGTGTTAGTGCTTGCATCGCCAATCTGCTCAACGCTTGCCTCGCCTGTTACAGGGTCAAACATAATAGATTTAGTATCACCTGTACTTGCCTCGCCTGAATCAAAGCCTTTCACAGTAGAAGCATCTAGTGTTTCCCCTGTGTAGATTCTATTGCCACTGTCATCAAACGGAGTGAAATGAAACACATCAGCATCTGCGTCATAAATATACTGATACTTACCAACAATCCTGTCGTCAGTTACAATGTCGCCTACTGAATATGCCCCTGAAGACTCTGCCGCTAATTCTTCTGCGGTTTTATCTGTATCTCCTGTAAGGTCTGTGTCTGCTGCTACAGTGCTTTCAAGAGATGAGTCTGCTGCGCTAGATGCTGCTGCATCTATAACACTTTCTAAGCCTCCACTCGCGCCCTGAACAGCGTCTGACGCGCTAATAGAGCCACCGCCTGCTGATGGTGCGCTTGAAGCAGCGGAAGCAGACACAGGGTCTACAACATCTATCCTGTTAGACAGCAAACCAAAGTTATCTGACGGAAATTTAGGGTCAAGAGAGTTAGGGTCGTGAGGAATTCCTGCCTTAGTCAACAGCTCGCTTAAAGCAATCTTCTTGTCTTCATCAGACATTGCTGACCCGCGAATCTCATCGCTTCGCTTTATAATTTTGTCTGCTTGCTCAGCAGAAATTTTCTTTTTAGGCGCTTTGCTAGGATCGGCGGTATCCGTAATGCCTGCCCCTTCATTGCCCTGTGTGTCTGAAGCAGCGTTCATAACACCGCCAAGGTCAGACAATGAGTTGTACATTGAAGGAAGATCAACAGGCATCCCCCCTAGTAGGCCAAGGCCGCTAGGTTGTTCTGCAAAGATTTCGCCTGCAATGCTGCTGCTTCGTGGTGCTACAGTAGTACCCATTACTCGTCCTCATCTACTAACAGGTTGTTCGTGAGGGCAGACTTATACGTCTCCATCAAACCTATTAGGATTATAGGGCTAACGCCCTTTTCAATTTCTGACTCAACCCAATCACCAAGGGCTTCCATTGAGTCTTCTATTAGCTTGTCTGTCTTGTTGTCGGGAAACTCTACGATCATGGGCATACGTCCGGTAAAAGTATTCCTGTTGTGGTCAACACTATTACCCGCCCTGCCTTTCTGATATGAGTTACAGGAGCGGTACAATAAATCTTAAAGTCCTCAACCAACCCCTTAGTGATGTCACCACGATCATACCCGTCTGAGAGGTTGTCTGTGATGGCGCAGCTCTGCAATGCTAAGGTGCATATCACCAACCATCTTTTCATACCCACCCATCGAATGATCTGAGATTGCATCACCTAGTCCAAAGTCATTGCTGACGTAACCCTTGGGAGGATTGAAGAACACCTGCCCCCAATTATCAAAGTACACAAGGTCTTGGTTTGCGTCAGGCTTGTATCCGATCTTAGGGATACGACTAACAACGTCACTGCCTGAGACGTAAGAGACTTGAACATCATGGTTCATTTGCTTCTTAGAGCCTCGAAGGAAGACCCTTGGCTTGCCAAAGGTAATCATCGTAAGGTCTGTGAAGTCCCTACAAGCCCACGCTGATAGCTCAGCTAACGCACCGCCAAGAGAGTGTCCGGTAATGACAGTCTTCTTGTGAGGAGTTAGTAAACGCCTAATTCTTTTCCACACTGACTTGTGTGCCATAGCAAACCCACCGTGAGTCCACCGTCTGTTGTAGTACGCAGGGAAAGCTGACAGGTTAAACAGCCAATCCCCTAAAGAGTTAGTGCCGCGAAAGACAACGTAGTCACACTCAGGCGTACACTTAACGTACGCC